ATGGGGGATCATAAATGAAGATTCCTAAGTTTGAAGCACAAACTGAATGGGTTAAACCTACAGAATTTCCAGACTTAAGACAAGTAGATGAGATAGCAATAGATTTAGAAACAAAAGATCCAGACTTAATTAAAAAAGGATCTGGTTCTGTTATTGGTAATGGTGATGTAATTGGTATTGCTGTTGCAACTAAACATTACAAAGGATACTTTCCTATTGGTCATGAAGGTGGTGGGAATATGGACCGTAAAAGAGTATTAAATTGGTTAAAAGATATATTAGAATCTCCCTCAACAAAAGTTTTTCACAATGCAATGTACGATGTCTGTTGGCTACGTGCGCTAG